GGTAAAGTTGGGTTTCATAATTCTGTAAGATCTGCTGAGAAAGGTAGAGCTTTAGGATTAGGCGTTTTAGGTTGGCACACGTATTTACAAGAAAAGGGCCTACCATTTGAAGGATTATTAGCACAATATGAAACACGTAAAATATTTTCACAAATTAAAATTGAATCGGAAAGAGCCTCTATGGCGCTTGCTGAAGAATTTGGCGAACCTCTTTGGTGTGTCGGCACTGGGATGCGTAACACTCACCTTAGGGCTATTGCTCCTACCGTTAGTAACAGTAAGCTTAGCGGTAATGTATCTCCTGGTATTGAGCCTTGGGCTGCTAATGTATTTACTGAGCAAAGTGCTAAAGGTACTTTCATCCGCAAAAATCCCACATTGGTTAAGCTCTTTCGAAGACTTAAAATCAATAATGAAACTACTTGGTCTAAGATCTTAAAAGACGGAGGATCAGTACAAGGGCTAAAAGAACTTAATAAAGTTATGGTTGGTCCTTATAATGATATACCAGCTAAAGATGTATTTAAAACATTTAAAGAGATTAATCAATTAGAATTAATTAATCAAGCAGGTATCAGGCAGCAGTATATAGATCAAAGCGTAAGTTTAAACTTAGCTTTTCCTAGTGTTGCCACGCCTAAGTGGATAAACAAAGTACATTTTGAAGCTTGGAAAAAAGGTATTAAAACCTTATACTATACTCGCACTGAGTCAGTGTTACGTGGAGATATTGCTGAACAAGCAATGGATGACGGCTGTCTTAGTTGTGATGGATAACAAAAAAAAGGGCTCTCGTAATGAGGGCCCTTTCTTGTTACAGGATCTTTGGGTATGGTGCCCATTTTTTTTTATCCTATTTCTTTTCTTTTAATTCTTCAATTAATTGTTGTAATTTTTCTACATCTTTTTGCAAGTATTCTATTCTTAAATCTTGCTTTGCATCATCTGGCAATGCACCCATCTCACCTCTAGGCCATTTAATTCTAAATTCATCATTTAAAGTTTGATTATATTGTAACCTTGAAACATCTTTTTCTAACGTAGATATTTCAGCAGTAAGATCAAACCATATTCCAGCTATAGTTACAATACCAGCAACTACACCTATTAATGTTTTAATATCTAGCTGAACTTTTGATGTTTCATCTAATTTCATCGTCTGTAAATTTTATCTTCTAGATTATCTAAACGTTTATCATGATCTTCAGCAAGCTTATCCATCATTTCTTCAAGATATAAAAGCTTTTGATCTATAACTTCATGCGACTGTTGAGGTGGTAGTTTTTTAGCCTCTTCAATACCAGCTTTGTTTACCTGAATTTGCTCAGTCAAAGTAGTATAAGTCATTGTTATAGATATTAAACCACCTACTATTAATATAATAGTTTTTAAATCTAAACTTAAATCTGGCTTTCCATCGCCGTCTATGTCTACACCCACTTCGTTACTCATAATTTCATATTATTTTTTTAAAGATTTAAGCATTCTATCTATAATGCTAGCTTGTTTTTTATGCATTTTTGATGCATTTTTTAGTTCTTTACTAACTTTTTTTAATTTAGCTTTCATTTCTTTTTTATTTTAACACAGTTGTTAACCATTTTAGTTTTACCACTTTTAGTTTTTTTTCCACTCGGTGATTTTTTCTTGCCAGCAGCTCTATAACCTTTCCAGCACGTCATTTTTTTCATTAAAGGAGATTCCATGTTTATTTATTTTTAATTAAAATTTGTATCAAAATTATTGTTTCCACTATTAAAATCATTTGAAAAATCAAATGAATCACTAAAAGGTGATTTAGAAGATGACTTTCTAGATTTTTTGAAGTCTTTATATGGACCCACAGCATACTCTGACCAACCTAATGCTCTAGATATTTTTTGCCATCCTTCCATGTCTTCTGTCATTACAGCTCTCATATTATTAAATTTCATTAAAAGTCTATCTGCAGGAAAATTAGTTGCTGCTGAAATTACATTAGAACTAGCTAAATATGCTGGGTTTTTACTGTCCATTAATCCTAACTTTTTAATGTCTTTATAGTTCCAAGATATTGCGTTACCTGCTGCTCTTAGTTTTCTAATTTTAGTATCTAAACTAGGTACAAAGTCTAAAGCTTCTAAAGCTACATTAGCATATTCTGGTCTAGATTTTTTGTTTTCATTATAAACTTTAATAAGCATATTTTTTAAAGTAGAAACAGCAGCGCCTTTAATACCAGATCCTCTTAACATAGTGTCTAGCATTCCGTTAACAGTTCTAATATTTCTATCTTGTTTGCGTTTTTGAACATTAGGATTAGCCGCTTGCTCATCAGTTTCCCATATATCACCAAACATAGCATTAGACATTCCATTAAACAATAAGTTTTGAGCTACACTGTAGTATATTATTTTTCTTATGTTTTCTCCTTTATTACCTCTACCCGCCATCAAATCTTCAACGGCTCTTTTAGTTATTCTAGTGTATTGTGCAGGAGTGTTGTTAAATGCTAATATTGCTCTTCCTGAAATACTAGCTTGCTCAGAACTAAGCATAGATGTTGCCGCTGATTGTTGGGTTTGTTCAGATATTAATCTAAAATCTTCAAAAGCTTTATCTCCTGCTTCTTTTTCAGACATACCTTGTTTTTTATATGTTCTAGTTCGATTAACTAAAAATGTAGCACCACCTGAAGCTATTGCCGCGGCATCTGCAGCTCTAGTAACTATATATCCTTTTTGAAGAATTAAATTGGTTAAACCTTTAATACCGTTAGATTGTGCTGCTTCAGCAACTTCATTCTGGCTAACATCTATTTTGTCTCCTCCCATTCTATCTTGAAGATAATCACTATTCCATATTCTTCTAACAGCCGCAGAATATACAGGAAGATTTCCTATAACCATACCTGCAGCTATCGGGTTGTTATCAGAGGCATTAAGATAATTTATAGAAGAAGTTAACTGCATTACACCAGATTTTACGTTTAAAGACATGGTTACAGCATTGGCTCCATTTAACCAATCAGCCATCCTGTTTTCCCATTCGTTTTTAGATGGCTTTCTGTTTCTACCTGATTTAATTCTAGTTATCATATTTTCTAATGCAACTCTATATTTAGTTCCATATTTTGCTTCTAAATTATTTAAATTTTGTTTAGAATATATTTGATTAATGTTGTTTGTAAATCCTGTTGCTTCTAAATATTTAGCTCTTTTAACAGTTCCTAATCCACTTCTTAAATCAGTACCCATAGTACCTGTTAGCCACATTTCAGTAGGTGGAGGATAACCATCACCTTTTGTCATTTCTATTAATTTGTCAGAAAAAGCTACAAACTCAGGATTTGCATCAACATAGTTTATAACATCTTTTAAATTTTGTTTGCTTAATCCAGGTACTTCCATACCTTGCCTTGCCCAGTTATAAATTCTAATAGCATTTTCGTTAGTAAAACCTTTTACATCACTATTTTTTCTTAACCGTTTAGGAACATTTTTTAATTGTTTTTTTAATCCTAACCAAGACATTTCGACGTTTCTAGTGTCTATACTAGCAAGATTTTCTGCTTTATTTAAAGGATCTATTAAATTTTCTTTATACCAAGCAAATTGTTGTTCACCTAATTTACCTTTTGATAAAGTTCTATATATTAATCCTTTAAAATCTTCTGCAGATGATGGAATCCATATATCATCTCTTACTTTTTCACCTAAAAGCTTTGCTTGAGCCGCTGAATAATTTCTTATTTCTGAAGATCCATCTCTAATAATAGCGTTTAACTCTGAGCTTAAGTCTTTTGAATCAAAAGATTTTTTAATATTTTGTGATATTTCAATATCTTTAATACCTAATCTATTTAAAACCTCTGCGGTTGAAGTATTGTAAGGTAAATTTTCACCTTTAGCAACACCTGTTCCTTCGTCAGCAAGCTTTATTAATTCAAAATTATTATCATCTACTTTTATTTTTTCTTTTATAGTTTCTTTTTTTAATGAGTTTTCAAAAAGTATAGTTTCTGATGTAACTAAATTTGGATCACGCTTCATTAAAGTTTGTAATTCTGTTAAAACTGTAGCTTTTTGCTTTGCAGGTATAGTGCTAGCTATTTGTTCTGCCATAGTAATGTTTGTCATACCAGGCTCTGTTAACATAACTTGATTTTTCATTTGTGATAATGTAGAAAAAACATTTGAAGTAAAATTAGTTCCAGCTGTTGCTTTTTCTCCAATAATGGGGCTAAAACTTGTAGTTCCACCCATATCTCCACTGTCATTAAAATTAGATAACTCTTTAGGTATCACATGTTGTTTAGCTACATTTTTCATGAAATAATCTAATTTTTTCTCAAAATCTGCTTTAGATTTAAAACCAGCAGGTTGAAACATAAAATCTGTAAAATTAAGCAACTGTAAAGCGTGTTCAATATGATTTGCTGGTGTTTTTCTTAAATTTCCTTTTTTATCAGTATATTCAATTTGTTTACTACCTTCAACAGCTATGCTTTCTACTTTATACAAAGACTTTATTAAACCTGTAGCTATATTTGTTTGTTGACTAAAGCTTAATAACATCATTTCTTTTGCCATTGTTTTTTCTTTACCAGGTTTAGCCTCAGCGTAAACATCATACATACTCATTATAAAATCTTTTGCTACAGCTTGATTTGCAGCAGCGGTTTCAGCATATGTAAAAGGAACCTTTTCTCCATTTTTAAGTATAAATTTACCATCAGTTCCTTTTTTAAATCCACTTTTAGTTAACAATCCATAAGCATAAGTGTTTAATTCTTCAGCTCTTTTTAATGTGTTGTCTCCGTATTTTTTCTTTAATTCAATTTGTTTATCAGTAATTTTTTGTTTAAAAAGACCCCAAGCAGGTATAAAAAAAGCTTCTCTTTCTGTAATTTCTTTTTCAGTTAATTTTCTTCCTGATTTAAACGATCCTTTTCCTGTATAATTATCAATAAAAACTTCATTTCCTCCACCTTCTTTTTCTGATCCTTTTTTAAAATTTACAAATTTTAATTTACCATTAACTGTTTCAAGCCTCATGTTACTTTTGCTTCCAATACCTAAAGTTTTTATAATGGCGTTAACTTGAGTTTTGTCTAAACCTTCAAGTTTACCCATGTTTTTTAAAACTTTTTTCATATAATTTTGAAAAAGTTTTTGTTTTCTAGGGCTTTTGTTTAATTCGCTATAAGATACATTTTCTGGATTTAATCCTAAACTTCTTGCTATGTTAGCAGTGCTTTTTGCAGCCTCCTTTTGCATTACTTCAAACTCTTCTTTAGTAAAATCAGAATTTTCTAATATTAAAACTTCTGTTTCAGCAAACAATTTATCAGCGGCCTTTTTTTCAGCAAGTTTCATAAAACTTTCAGGAACAAGCTTAATCATGTAAGATTTTACTTCTGCAGTAGCTTCACTATTGTTTATAATAGTTACCATATCGTTTATTGAAAAACCACCAGTTTTTACTTTTTCTTTTAATTCTGTTTCTACACCCTCAAATATATTTTTAGAATCAACAAACCTAGATTTACCTTTACCCATATTTTCTATGACCTGTAAATCAAGACCCATTTTTCTGCCTACATCTTGAGCTTGCTTTATATTTAAAGATTTATTTATTAAATCAATTATTCCTTTCATGGTTTGAGCAACAGCAGCTTGTTCTTTTGTACTTCTTGGCCCTAATTGATTACTTCTTTTACCATCGCTAATACCTATAGCATTGTATATATCTTTTAATTCAATATTTCTTTTTAATCTATATTGAGGATTTCCATTAATTACTTTTCCAGTTGATTCGTATAATAAGTTTCTAACATTATTAAACATACCCGTAGGCATTCCACCAATAAGTTTTGTTTTAAAAACTGTTTTTCCAGCTTCTTTACTTGCAATCTTATCAATAACCGGATTACCTTTTGGACCCATTAATAAAACCGTTTCAATAGGCGTGTTAGCTTCTTGAATAATTTTTAAACTCCATTTTAAGTTTGCAGGATTTGCTAAAAAAGCTAAAGCTTTTCTTTGATCTTTTTTATCAAAATTATCTTTAGAGTTTCTTATTTTATTAGCAGGTATACCAATCATTTCACTTAAAAGCTCTCCGCTAAAACCTTGTTTTCTTGCTAAATCGTTTACATTTTTAAATGTGCCTTTAAAATCAGGATTTAAAACAACTCCTGCAAAATCTAATTTACCTTTATTTATTACGTCTTTATATTTAGGTAAATAATCGCCTTTATTATCTTTTAAACGAATGGTGGGTGGACCGTCTAATACATTTATTTTTTTATTAGTTTTAGCAATTCCAGATCTTCCAGCTGAACCAGGACTTAAATCTAAGTTTTCAAAACTACTAGTTTTAAAAGTTTCACTATAACCTTGTTGAACCTGTCTTTCTTCTGAAATTGTTAAGTTGTCAATACTTGATGTGAAGCTGGTTTGCTTAAACTGCTCAGTACCCAGTTTGTTTATTCTTAAGTTATATAAATTACTTGTTTGTTCGGCTATTGGCAAATTTTTTTCCCCAACTTTTGAAACATCATAGTCTAAAAATCTTTGATAATACTCTTGTTCAAGATCTTTCTTAAACTGCTCATAAGTTACACCCTCACGATTACCCTCTAAAGTTCTTGTATACAATCTTTTCATTGAAGCCGCAAAAACAGGTTGTGCAGCTTTTAATATTAAAGCTTTATCTTTTTCGTTTTCTAAAGTCTTTAAAAATTCTTTTGTAGGTTTACCGTCATTCCAACCTTTTCTATCTTTAAACAGTTCGTTAGTTACAGTGTAGCTTTCTTTTTTAACCGCAGTTTCTTCAGCTTCAATTAATTTAGAATCTCTTTGTGTAGTTTTTTCATCTACTACAATACCTATAGTTCCATTACCTCTTTCTACAAACTGTATGTTTCTGTCTTTAAAAGCATTCATCTCTGGCGCTAACATGTCAACAAATTTCTGAGCTTTACCAGTTTTCATTTCCCTTAATGCTTCAAAGAAATAACTTTGTATTTCCGAAGCTTTTGTGGGAGGATTACCTTTATAACCTACAAGATCAAAGTTTGTTTTAATATCTTTTATTACTTCAGTAATAAAATTAGGGGCTTCAGCTGTATAATATAACTCTGGTCTAGAAAATATTTGAACTACATAAGCTAACTGCTCTTCTTTTGACATATTTTCAGACATAGCAACACCATCTTTTTCATACGCTTTTTCCATTATTACTCTAAACCTTCTTAAGCCTCCTTTAGGAAGTCCAGCTGCTTCAATACTTTCAGGACTCATTTTAGGTAGTCTGTTCATAACATCACCTACAATTCTAGGTTGAGAATTAGGAAATTTTTTATTAGTAACACTTCTAACGTAGTGAGTCATTTCATGATTAACTAAATCTTGAATACTACCAACAACCCCTTCTTCTATCATTTTATTAGCCAATCTTTTATTAACTAATACTTCATATTTTCCATTTCCAAGATCATTAAATCTAGCAGGAACTTCCACACCTTTATCAGCATCCCATAATTTTTCTCTTGCAACTTTTGCATCTGAAACAACAGTTAAAACGCCTGATTTAATATCACCACCACCTTTTTTTAGAATATTAGTGATTGGATCCATTGACTTTGTTTGTAAAGTTTTTTGTAAGTTTGGATCATCTATACTAATTAAAGCACCACCATTTCTAAGTTCAACAACTTTTTGTAAATTGTTTATTGATTGATCATAAGATTTTACTAATTTTTTTTCTTTATTAGTTAGCTTTCTATCGACCATTTCTAGTGTTTTACCTTCAAGGCCAGTTAGTTTAGCTTCTTTTGTTAAAGCAATTCTTTTAGTATATAAATCTCTTATTGTTTTATTTATTTGATTTGTTCCAATAAAATCAGTTCCTTTCATGTGAAAAACACCAGTACTAGCAAATAATAAACCATTTAAAGCAACTCTTTTAGATACTTCGTCCATGTCTCCATAAAGCTCATTAAATGCAGCCATGAAATTTTCGTTTCCTTTTAAATCTTCTATTTGTTTTTCTAAAATATGACTAGCTTCGGAAGCCGCTACACCCATTACAGCTGTTTTTATTCCGTTTTGAAAAAATGGATCCATAACTGATTGTCCTCCAGCAGAGTTTGATATTCTAACTCCTCTGGCTAACACACCACTAACACCAAATATAGCTCCAGTTCCAGGTGGAAAACCTAACAACCTCATTTTTGCTTCTTCAACACCACCTGTAACCATTGTAGCGCTAAGTTTTTCCCAAGTTGATCCAGATTTTAATGCTTGTTGTATCCATTTAGCAGCGCCTAAATAATTCATAGCACCTCCTGTTACAGCTGTTAAAGCCATAATTTCACCAAACAATGGTACAAATCCTCCAGCCATTTCAGCAAAAGTTGGACCAAAAGTAATTTTTAATGCTTCTAATTGCTCAGGAGTAAACTGTGCGGCAGGCATTTTACCATCTATAATGTCTTGCGCATATACCTCGTTGTATTCTAAATTAAGGGCCTCAACATTTCTTTTTAATTGTATCGTACCTCCTGCGTCATAATCAAGGCCAACAGTATCAGCTAAAGCTTCTATAGCAGCACCACCAAAAATAGCAAGATTACTATCTGATTTTATGTTTTGAATATCTTTGTTTAAATAAATAGTTTCCCAAACAGCATCAAGCTCTCCATCAACAGCTTCTAAATTATCTTTAAATATTTTTATTTTGTTTTTATCGTCGTCGCTAATTATAGTTGTAGTCAAGGTATTACCCAAAAGTCTTTGATAGTCAAAAACAGAAATATCATAATAACCAGTTTTTTCATCTGCAGTAAAACCATGATAACTCATCATAGATTTTTTACTATAAGGAACTGCTCCAAATTTAAATCTAATATTTTCATTTCTACCATCAGTCAGTATATCTAGTTTTTCAGTATACTTTGTGTCTGCAAATAATTCTGCGCCCTCTTGAGTTGTTAAACTTCTATCTATAACTCTTAATCCAGTTATGTAATCTGAAAGAGAAGACTGCATTGAATCATAACTTTGATTATATATGTTTCCTTTTGTTTTTCTTTCCTCAGCTCTAGTAAAAGCATCTTTACCACTAACGAAATTTAAATCTGATAATTCTTTGTATTTTTGATCGTACGCTTCTTTATAACCTATAGTTTTAAGAATTCCACCTGGGGTTTGAATTTGTCTTGATTCTGAGTTAGCGTAAGCTTTTGCGGCAAGCCTAGCATTAGTATTTATTTGTTTACCAAAACTTTTAATCTTATCTTGTTCTGTTTCTATTTGAATTTGAATGCTATCATACCATTTTTTTTCATCAAAATTGTCTCCATTAGAAACTTTTTCAGGTGGACCTTGAAGCAATTGACTTTTTAAGTCACTAATTTTTTTATTTGTAGTTAATATAGATCTATTAATTTCGTATAGTTTTGTTTCAAATTCATTTGTATCTTTTAATCTAGCAGCATGTGATTCGTTTTTAAAATCAGTTCTTGATTCAAGAGAATATTCTTTATTATTTTTATAAATATTATTTCTAGTTTCTTCTATCGCTGCAGTTCTTTTAAAAGTATTTATTAAATTACTTTTTGTTCCATATAGTTTTGCAAAATCTCTTTTAGAAAAATTTAATTCAGTGTCTAATTTAACATCTTCATAAACAGCATCAATAAGTTTATTCATTTCATCATCGCTGTAATTATAGTTGGCAATTCTATCATCTTTAAGGTTTAAACCTACAATGCTAGGATCTTTAAAAGCATTAATAAAGTTTTCTGCAGCATTATCAGCTATAGCATTCATCTGATCAGCATCGTATTTAACAGCACTAGAACTGTCCGATAGCTCTATTTGAGTAGAAACAGAATCCATATTTGGATTAAAATCTGGTTGTTCATCTGTAAAATAATCTTCTGGAGCAAGACCCGTGTTCTTGTAAACATTACCTACAAGACTAGATGTTTTACTATTATTTTTTAAAAACTCAGCTATTTGATCATAAGCTTCAGGGTTTTTAATTAACTGCATTGAGCCTTGAGTATTTCCTCGTACATTTTTAAACAAAGGTATTTCTGTTGTTTCTCCAGTTTCAATATTAGTTAATGAAATTACATCAAGACCTGGTTTAAATGGTATATCTACTTTTACTCCAACACCTTTGGTTTTAAATATAGAGTTTAAATCTCTTTTTATATTGTCTTCATTAGCAACATCTTCACCTTCAGGAAGTATGCTTTCAAATTCTTTTTTACTTAAAACAACATTAGGATCTGATGAAACCGAAGAAGTATCTACCAAGTCTAATTCCGTATTCACTATTGGCGCTACAACATCTGTCGACACCACATCCGCGCTTGTTGCGGTGTCCGTTTGAAAATCTGGAGAAACTTCTTCATCAACAATTATTTCTTCGTTTTCTTTTTCAGCTTTTATTTCAGGATTTTTTATTAAATATTCTTCTAAAGTAGTTCCTAAGCTATTAACTTTTTCGTCAATTTCTTCTTGAGAATAAGTAAAATCTTTGTACTTGTATATAGTCATAATTTAATTTTATTTAATCTGGTAATTTTGCTCTATCTTGGTTAGTATAATAATTCCTAAATTCTTTTTGTTCAGCAGCAGTTCTGTTAAATACATATCTTTCAATAGTTTTTCTTAAAGACTTATTACTAAAAGAGTTATAAGATGGTTGCATTTCCCATTTTCTATTTTTAGGGTTTCTAATCCATAAAGATTGCAAATCTACTTTATTAACTTCCGCATTTATTTCATCTTCTGTTTTTACTGTTTCACCTCTAATTGCAGCAGCTTTTGCTTCTGCTTTTAACTGCTCTCTTACTTTTGTTCTTGCTGTCTCACCACTTGCGGCTTCTAAACCTAATTCATTTTTTAAATAATTTTCATGTATACCTACGTTGGTAGCGCTCCACTCTTGTTTTGGTTCAATTGCTCCAGGAATATCACGGTTTTGAGTAATCTCTAATTCAAGTATGTTTTTAGCAACACTTTGCATATATATATTTTGATCTTCAGCTTTACTAACTTGACTAAACTTTTCTTTTAAATAAATAAATTCATCAGGATCAGGTTCTATACCGTTATTGTTTTTTGTAACAAATTGTTGGATGTCAAACTTTAAATCTTTAAAACGCGAAGAGTCTATTTTTGAAAATGTATCTTCAGTATATTTTTCGTATAATTCTTCTCTTAAAATATTTTCTTTTTCAGGTAACGTAAGATCACTAAAGTCTTTAAAATTATTTACAATAATTTCTTCACCATTTCTATTAACAACTATATTCCAAGGATCAGTTCCCATTTTTAATGTGTTTTGCATTTGAGCTTTTAAATCACCTATAGCGTTTGGATCTTTTGTTGGATTATTTAACATTACCTCAATGGTAGAATCAATTTCTCCATTAAGAGTTTCATTAGCTCTTATCATGTTTTGATCTACTATTTCATATCCAATGGTTCTAGATTTTCCTTCAACTTGAGTAACAACATTTGCTGTAGCTCCTTTTCCACCCATAATGTATAAACCATCTATCTCTCCATCTGCAGTAATACCAGAGGCTTCATTTATAGATCCAGTGTTTATTGTTTCGCCTATTTGTCTTATTAAGCCGCCTGTAATGTTTTCTCCTTCTACGTTTATTAAGCTTGCAAAATCTTTTTTGAATGATAATTTAAAATTATTTTTTTCTAAATGTTCTTTAGTTTCATCACTTAATTCGTTCCAAGCTTCCGAACCTTTTTTTATAGTAGTTTCCACTGAAAGTATTGATGCACCACTAGGAAAACCATTACCACCTTGTTCTATTGATTTACCATCTCCTATTAGTTGATCACGCGAGTAAGACGCACCTTCTATTGATAAATTTTTTAAACCAAAAGCTGTCATCATGCTTATGTCTTGCTCTAGTTCGCCATCACCAGCCCAATAATGAGTACTTAGCATACCAGCTTCCCCAACACCATCAAAATCAATTAAATCTCCTATGGCATAAGAATTATTTTGAATTGCATTTGTTTGATAAATATTAGCTTGATTTATTATAGCTTGATTTGCTGATCTTTGTTCTTTAGTTATATTAGGGTTTGTTTCATTTTCAGTTGCCGCAGCAATAGAACCTTTATAAGTTCCATCACCTTCTAACAAGTATTTTACATTTCTTAAATATGCTTCCCATAAATCTCCTTCTTTTTTACCTTTATAATTACCTTGATTAGTAATAGCGTTTTTCCATTGAAGGTTTGCTATTTTAGATTGAGCCCCTTGAACTCTTAATTTATTTTTTTCAGCTGATGCAGCTCTAGCTTTTCTAGCTTTTTGTTGAGCTAATAAACCTGCGGCTACACTTTTACCTAAATTTTCTATAGCTTTACCATAAACGTTTAAAGATGTATCACGTAAAATTTGTGGATTATCATATGCTCCCATGTTGTATTTATTTTAATTCTTTATTTTTTTACCAGCTGCTCTATAATCTGCTCTACTTTTTCCATAATTTCCAGGAGCTGCTTGATACTGTTTAAAACTAACTTGACCCGTTGTGTCTCTTCCGGTTAAAGATGCGGCAGCGATTGTGCCAACAGCGCTTAATGCTGAACCATATCCTGCAGCTGTTGCAGTGTTTGCATCAATAAGATTTTGTGAAGCTTGCTGCTCTTGACCAGCGGCTCTGTTAAGATCCATATTTATTCTTTGTTCATTAGCACTAAACATAAACTGCTTACCTTGTGCATCAGCGGCTTGTAGTCTTTGTCCTTCTGATATAGCAATATTTTGTAATCTTTGTTGTTCAGACATTTTCATTTGCTGAAGCTGTTGTTCTCCTTGTGCTTTTAGTTTTTCGTTTGTAGCTTCTTGCTGTTCAATATTAGCAGAAACACCTTTTTTACTTTGCAAAGCAGCTTGAGCTAAAGCAGTTGCACCACCAGCACTTGCACCAGTTGCTCTTAACGTATCTAAAGTGTTTGCTAAAGCAATATCTGCTTGTTCCATTTGTATTTCTGCTGCTTGAGTAGCAACGCCTAAGCTAGCAAAAGGATTATTTATTTGTCCAGAAAGATCTGTAGCTAAATTAGATAAATTTTTTGTGTTTGCATAAGGATTTGTAATTGGAGTACGTCTTCTTTTAATTGCTTCCATTTTAATTTGAGCAGCTTGCTGAGCTGCCCTTGCTCTTCTTGCCGCTTTTCTACCTTGGTTAGCTTGAACCGCTCCACCAACTACACTTAATGCTGTGCCTGCAATTGCTGTAAATGCTGCCATAATTAAATTATTTTTATTATTTCATAAGATGGTTTATCATCTACTTGATAACCTATTTCTTTGTGAGTGTTTATTAAGTTTTTATTTCTTCCAATGCTAAGTATAATTTTAAAACCACTTTCTTTTGCTACATGTTCTATTCCTGCGATTAATAATTTTATAGCATCATTTTTATCTTTGCTTTTGTAGTTTACATTAGAAACAATCCACTCTAACCAAGCAACTTTAGAATTTGTTGTATACATAAATCCAGCTACAATAGGTGTTTTATTTTTTTCAACTATAAAACCACCTGTACCATTTTCTGGCAACATATCTTTTGTAGGATGATTAACCCATTCAGGCCAACCATTCCAAAGTTCTACTAAAGTATTCCAATCAGAATCTTTTAATTTTCTTATATTTAATTTCATTTAATATGATGATTCTACTATTTCAGAAGACACAGAAAATAATTCTTTTTTACCATAACCTCCAACGTTACCTTTATTATTATCTAATACAAATTTAGTTTCAGCAAAAAATCCTTTTACTCCACCTATGTTTTGACCAAATATAACCTCAGCGTTTTGTACTTCTGTACTATTTACTATATTAGCAAAATATTTATTTTCTTTTCTTTTAAAAGTATTAGCCCATAAACTAGTTTCTAAATCATTTAAAGTTAAGGGTTGATAATATTTAAAAACAGGTAATCCTGTAGTTTTAACGTTTGTTGAACTAAGCGTTGGTGTAATTGCTGAAGAAACTTCTGAAGCAGTAAAAGAATTCATTTCCCATTCTGTACCGCCTTCATAATTTATTGTTTTAAAATTTTTAACAACAGATGGATTTGCATTTAAAACTAACGTTACTGATGAATTATTTGTAACACCATAAAAATTAGCGTATTGATTTAGATAATCTGAATTAAGAGTATGATGCTTATATACTGCTGATCCAGTGCTAGAAGTGGAATAAAAATTAGCACCACTACTAATCATTGTTGATGGTTTAAAGCTTATAAAACTTGTCCAACCTAAAACAGTTTCATCAAACATAACTGTAGAAAATGGCTCTCTCCAACATATAATAACCTGAAGTGCTGGTATTTGTTTTGTTAAATTAGCAACAAAAATTGCAGGATTACCTGGACTACCTATTGTTGTCACGCTAGTTATAGTACCATAAAATTCTCCTGTTATTTGACCAGAAGTAGTATAACTATATATGTTATCTCCCGCTACAATAGGACCAATTTGTGCGTTAAGCGTAACAGTTACACTATCACCTGCAGCGGCTGCAGATCCTCCATTTTGGCCAACTTGACCACCTTGTTGTTGCTGTATAGATAAAACGTAATTTTTAGTATGCATGTCCCAAGCTCCTACTACATTATTTACTGAAGATTTAGATAATTCATCTCTAAAAAAGTCATGCATACCGTAACTAGAAATTTCAGTTATACCATCTTTAGACAACCTACAAACACAGTTTCTTTTTCTGTCAGTAAAATATTTTCTATAACCATATACCGCAAAACTTTGTGGATCTTTTGATATACCATATTCTCCTGCATAACCTACAACTTGCCCTATTACCTGTGCTCCAGATGTAGTAATTGGCATACCTTCTGCAGAAAATATTGCATCTTTATCAATTAAAGCTCTACTTACTTTTTCTTCTTGAAATATAATTAAGTTTGTATCTTCTGCGTATAGCTTCTGAATTGATGCGTAAATTGGATTTAAGCTTCTTGTTATATCTGTTCCAACAGAAAATTGATTTGTATTGTTAACACCAGTTCTAGAGTTAAAAACTCCTGAATATATCATAGAATTAAATCTATGCTGTTGTTGTGGATTATCTTCTACTATATAAGCTTTAACACCTAGATCAACCGACGTGTTATTATAACCAGCTCTTATTCTAGATTCCTCTATGTACCAATCATTCACAATATCTCCATTATAAAGCTTAGGTATGTATGAAAAATCATTAAGATCTGTAAAATCCAATGATATACCTGTGCCAACATTGACAGGTGTATCTATAACAAAATCTGTTGTACCACCTGCGCTGTATGTGTAAGAAATTATTTTACCACTAGCAGGTGAACCTCCAGCTGTAGGAAATCCACTAACTGTTTGGCCAGGACCAACTTGTTTGCTTGCATTAATCTGTATAGCTGTAACACCAGCTCCACTATTTCCAGCTCTTACTTTAAATGTTAAAATATCTCCAACAGCTAAAAGCGTAGAACCTAAACTATCGCAATTAAAAATAGTAGGAGGATCTGTTTGGCCTACACCACTAGGTATAGATGTAATTTTAGTTATAATACTATTATTTTTAAGAACGTTATCTCCTACGTTTATTTGATCATTACCAAGTTGTAATTTAAATTGTGTTTGATTAGGATTTGTTATACTTATCGCAACAATACCTGTAGTAGTAGTTGAACGTACTGGCTCCATTGTTTTTAATCTCTTTAACCAAAAGGAGTTGAAATATTTTAATTCAAGTGTTGCCGCCATAATTTATTATCACTTATTTTTTAACATTATTACTATTAACTCGTACCACCTAAAATTCTTAATAATGGGTTAACAGTACCTCCAGCACCAGTAGTGTTACCATAGTTTCCAACATTACCACCAGTAACCGTCATCACTCCACCGCTTACAATCATTCGTGCTGAAAAATTATAATCTTGGTAATCAGTCATAGTGCTAAAAGCAGGTGTTGTAGACGTAACAACTGAAACAGCGTTCCAAGGGTACGCAATATTATTTCCATTTGTATCATATGCAACATTACCTGGAGATCCAGCTGCGTTAGTCCAGTTTGGTTCTGCAGTTAATTGATATGTTGTGTAAAATTGTTTTACATATTCTCCATAAGGTGTAAAAGCAAAAAGATTAACAGATCCAGCAGCACCACCACCTGGAGCACCTATATTACTATTACCATTAGGTGTTCCTACCTTGTATCTATAGCTTTTAGGTGTAGTTGCAGCTGTTGTACCATAATTTGTTCCTGTTCCATCAGGTATAATAACACATGAATCATTATATAAATCTTGTGAATTTACTGTTACTTGTGGAAATTCACCAGCAACCGTTGCATTTATACACTCAATGCTAGTTGCAACTATAGCATACTCTTCGCTGTTAGTACTAGGTGCTTCAAAAGCAAAAATATATTGACCATATTTTTTAGTATTAATAGCTGTGTTTGTTAAAAGCAAACTTTGTTCTAAAGGATTTTGTTGTCTATTATTAATATCTGTTGCTTTAACCCAAGTAGTTGCGGGTGTTCCGCCAATTGCAGGAGTTCTTTTCCAAACTGTAAAACTATCAACACTAGTAGATAAAATACTTAAATCGTTAGTTGTTTTATTTTGTGTAGTATTTATTGAAAAAACAATAGTTCCTGATTTAACGTCTGATTTACCAGCTGCACTGTTACCTAGTCTCCAAGGTTGTCCACCATTTTGAGGAGCTACAGTGTTTGATCCTGGATAACCAGTTCCTTCAAAATCATTTGTTGCAGGATTTGTATTACCTACTAAAGTATTGTCAGAAAGATACCAACATGCATTAATTGTTGTTGATATATTTGGTACAACAACTGTATTAGCAGCTGTTGGAGTAACACTAGGATCAATACAAGGTGATATAGCACCCGCATTTAAAGCTGCTTGACCCACTGTAACAACTAAAGTTCCAATAGAACTAGAAAGAGAACCTTGACCTAAACCAACTCCTGGTATTATGCTAGTATCAAAAGCGTCTTGAACTAAAACGCTAAGACTATAAGCGCCAACTGGGGTATTTTGATTTTTACTTAGCTCACCAGTTGCAGCATCTATTGAAAAATAATTACCAGAAGGTTGAGAAGATATGCTAAATTTTAAATTTGTTGTTGGCGAGGTAAGAGCACCATTAACACCTTGTAACACAGGACTTGACGATCCTGATCTTCGCAAAGGGTTTGTAGCGCTTGATGCAACAGTAAATGGATTTAAAGAAACACCTGTAAAAGAAGGTGCTAAATTTGTTAAGTTTCCAAAAAAGCTTAATGTGCTAGTTTGACCACTAACATCAAAAGTCATTGTAAATTTAAACCTTTGACCATTAGAAAATTGAGTACTTCCACTTGTTCCAACTCCAGTCCCTGCAAATGCCGCATTGTAAACAAAATTATTTGTTGTTTTTATTTGCCAAGGGCCATTATATGTATTAGAAGGAGGGTTACCAGCGTTGTCAGTTAATACAAAATCTTGAGCAACACCAGCAAAATTAACTGCCGAAAAAGTAGTTGGATCAAGTGTAGCTGTTGTTATATTGGTTCCAGCTGCATTAACTGGAAAAAATGCAGCGCTTAAAACGTTAAAACCAGTAGGATTAAGTTCTGTCTGAGCGTATGTAAATGTAGAAAAACCAACAGCACCATTAAAACCACTATTAATGTCTGCATTTAAATCTGATATTAAACCTGTAGTTGTTGACTCCCAGTATAAATCTAAAATAGATTCTACGGGTTGTGTTTCATATACGGCTAATTGCTGTGTCATAGTAGCAGTGGTAACACCTATAGGTAAAGATGTAGATATTCTTGCTATTAACGGATTTGTATCAATTTGATATAAATTTCCTTGACCAACAGTTGTTAATGTGTTTGGAACCATATTAGAATCATCCGCTGTAGATATGCTTATAGCTGTATCAGAAAAGTTACCAGGATAAAACTGAACATTTGATGTTGCAGTATTATTAACTCTACCATATAACTCAACTGAACTAGAAAATTGTTTTTGATCAGGACCAACTTCTGCTAGATCTCTAGGTATTTTATTTATATTATCATTTATTAAAACAATATTAGCAGTTTTACCTTCTTCATTAACAGGAAAAGGTATTGGTAATTCAACATTACCTGGATTTGGATTTGGTAATGTTGTTATTTGAGCAGGGTAACCATTTAATACACCCGGAAGATATGCATTGTAATAATCTTGTTCATTTTGTTTAACCACTACTTTGTATGAATACCAACCTGTTTCATTTAATTTATAACAATATTTTGGATCAGGATTAGTAGCAGGAACAGTTAAAGAATATAGCTTTGTATTAACATCACCGTCACATGTTACGGTATAAACTGGTGGTGTTGCGCCATCATTAGGTGCACTTAAAACTTTAACATAGTCTGTAAACTCTCCTCTAAGAAAATCTCCAGTTACTGGAACACCAGTTGCAGCACCTGTTAAAGTAAACGTGTAAACTTTTCCAGCCACAGAAGAACCAGCAGCGGCGTTAAAACCTGTGTTACCATTTTTTGCCATTGCATACAAGCCAGGATCACTACCTATTTCAGTGTTAGGCGTATTTATACTGCTTGGTCCACTTATATAAGTGTCAGTTCCACCAGCTTGAATAGAATTTTCTAAATACACTTGTAAAGCATCACCAAACCAAGCTTTAACATCTTCAGCTTGAGTATCATATGGAGTAAAAATTGTTGAAGAACCAAATTTTACACCGTTTATTGTTTGAGATTCAGATATTTCATTAGATAACAAAACTGATGTTTGTCTTCCAAACTTGTCACCTAACACAAAACCAACTTGATAATTTCTATTTTGCTTTAACGTGCTGTTTGGATATTCAATAAAGTTTTGATAATCATTACTTATTTGTTTTTTATTAACACCTACTTTATATGATATACCGTTTGATGGAGGACTATATTTATCATAAAAATTTCCATAAATAACTCTATTACCAGAGCTTTCTTGAGCTAAAGCCCTTGTGGGTACTTGATCATAAACTCTTATTGTTTGCGCTTCCGTTAAAGTTTTGTATGGTTTTGTAGACTGATAATTATATGTATAAACATTAGTCGTAAGATTTGCAAAGTTTGAAGAAGATATAGTGTCTAAAACTTTAACAACAAGACCATCAGACTCTTTGTAAAGAATATCTATTTCGTTAATTTTATAACTACCAAAAGGCGCTTGGTTTTCTCCTTTTATATTTGAACCTATATCTGGCAAAGGAATTAAAAGTTCTACATTTTGAATTTCGTTTTCCATCCAACTTAAAATAGTACTTCTATAAGCATCTTTTTCGTTACCATTTATAAAATAACCTTTTTGTTTTGGAATAAAAGCAGGTTGAGTAAATGGAGCAAAAACAGAATATTCTCCGTCTGCATATCTATATCTATAGCTAAATCTTACAAACTTATCTTCTAAATAATTTGGATCACCTGGCCAAGTAGCATTATTTTTTTCATTTGTCATTGTGGTTCCTGTAAAAGTAAGAACCGTTCCACTACCTCCAGGAACTGTTAAAGTAGCTGTTAAGTGAAGTTGAGTGCTGCTAACAACTTTTGTTACTTGAACTAAATCTGTTATTAAAGTTGTACCACCAGTCACATACATACCTACTGTTATATTTGTATTAGCAGCTATATTTAAAACAAAAACACCTGCTGTTGGAGTTGCTTGGCTTGTAAACGTGCTAGTAGTAGTTTTTAATAAACTAATAGGTTCATAAGGAGAAAACTTAGCAACAGATATATCTGTTTCTTTTGTATAATACCCTAATTCATTTGTTACATTTATTACTCTTGGTTGATTTCTATTGTCAGTCCAAAATAATAAATCATCTATTAAATTAATTCCAACAATAGGATAAAATGTGGAAAAATTTAAAAATGATCCTTCAACTATTGTTTGATATGTTTTACCATTTCCAAAAGTTGAACCATCAGTGTTATAAGCAACTATAAAATTACTACACAAACTACATGTTACGTTTTGAGAATTATTTGTTGTTATAAAGTAATACAGTCTTTCATTTGGCTCATCATCATATACTCCTATTACAAACTTAGTTCCGACAATGTCTATAAGCTCTTCTTGTTTAAAATTACCTAATATATTTTCTAAAGAACCAATATCGTCGGATTCAGATTTACCTACAGATATATTCTGCGCATCTCTATATTCACCGTTAGGTATTAGTCTATCGTCTAAGTCTTTATTCATTTTAGACTTTAGAAAACTATTTTTGATTTCTGCCATGTATTAAAATTTAAGCCACTTAGATTTACCTCTCATAACTTGAACAATTTGATCAAGTTTAAGATTAGATAATCTAATTTTTGCATTTCTTAGTTTAGCACTTTTTTCTTTTTGAAATCTTCTTACTATATATTCTTGTATACCTGTACTTGTAGATAATAAAGCATATATTATATAAGAATACAAAGCTTCTTCAGCTAGTTTAGGTATTCTTGTATCAAGATCATAAGCATTACCATCAGAAATGTATTGTAATAATATAAGTCTGTTTGCTAAATTACTTGTAAAATTAAAAGTACCTTTTCTTTCATCAATTTTAAACCAACCATTTTTTTGACTAGTTTGAGGTTCTAGTCCATATCTTTGACCTAAAGCACCTTCATAAACGCTACGATCAAACACTGCGTTGGCATTATTTAATTCATTAATAAATCCTCCGCTAATCCTTCTAGGATCAGTTTTGCTCCAAACAGGGTTTATCTGTGAAGTAACTTCTGTATTATTATCATTATTATCTTGAATTGGATTACCTAAGTCATCTTGACTAAAAGTATAATAAGGGCTTTGATTTAAATTATTTGTAGGATATATAACATGTAAAACACCTAACTCATCAACCCAAGATAATTTTACATAATTAACGTAGTCTTGAGGTATAGTTAAACTTAATGATGAAGGCACTGTAAGTTCAGAAGATTTAATGCTTTTTAACGTATCATAACTAAATTCTTGTAATCCTCTTCTAGCGTGAAATATAACATCAGATCTTTTTACACTTGTTATAAGTTTACCTTCTCCTACATATGCAATTAAAAAATTATCTATAACGTCATACAGTCTTGTGTAACTATAATCACCATTACTATCGTGCATGGTATCTTCATTCAGCTGTATTTTAAGATAAGTGCCAGCAGCTAAAACAGTGTTAACAGTTATAACATTATTCACCATCGTGAAAGGATTAACGTTGGAAAATGTTAAAACCTCAGCGTCAACAACAGTAGCATTTTTATTAAGCGTAATTTCTTGTTTGAAAAAAGTATAAACACCACTACTATCGGGTCTTTGCGTCATGTTTTTGTTTAAAACCAAAACACTTCTCCCCGCTGTATTAGTATTACTTACAACTATAGTTCCATTTGATATATAGTTTCCACTTACACCCATACCTGCTAATATAGTAGCATCATATGTTCCTAAAGTAAGGGTTGTTGTACCTGTTATTGCTGGTTGAAATCTAATAAGCATTCCAACGCCTGTTCCATTTTGTAGTTTATTCCAATTAATAGTGGTTAAACCACCATTAGTAGATACAGTTTGTACAAAAGTTGGTGGTGTATAATCTGTCCAAGTTCCTACACCTCCAGGATTAGGATCATCAACAACAGCATTAGCTCCCAAAGCTTGTATACTTGCTGTTATATCTGCATTCATTATAACACTATAATCACTTAATATAGAACCGATGTTTCCTGTAACAAAAGGAACATAAGCACTTCCCGTTATTGAAGTTCCAGGATTAATAACACTAAGAACAGTTGTTGCTGATTCTACACCAACACCAGACACGGTCATGCCACTTTGTATAGCTTCGTTATAAGCGGTTAAATCTACAGACGTGCTTGCAAAACCAGTTGCATTAACAACGGTTCCTGTAACTTGAGATCCTATTGGAGATAATTCAGTCCATACATTTGCGTTTGGACTAGTAAACATTTTAAAATTGTTCTTGTTATAATTTCCGGTTGCAGGATCTGATCCTCCAAAAACTAAATCAGTATCAAAAGTCGATGTAAACGTCTTACCAGTACCGCTTGTGCTTATGTAAAACTGCTGAGCTCCAGCGTAATATTGACTATTGGTTTCGTTTATTAAACCTCCATTGGGTATAGGCATAATTTATTATCTTTGTTGATTAATGTTTTCTTGTTGTACTTGTTGAGCTGCAACCTGTACGATTTGTGGGTCTTCAATAACAACACCCGCATATAATAATATTTTTAACGTAAGCTCTGTTTGATCCGCTGAATGTATTTCAAAATCAACAGAGGTTTCAGGTTGATAAATATATTGATAGTTTGATGCTGCGGTTGAAGTAAAATTCCATTGTGGTGGTACTGGTTTTCTTATGTATGCAGCTTGAACCCCGTTTGTTATTGTAATAGGATAAACAATAACTTGATTGTTTTCATAAACATATATAGGATATGTTGTTGAAGGTTTAGTTAAATTAGATGAATTTAAATGAAACAAATCAGATCTAGTGACTCTTTCTAGTTCTTGAGTATCTAAAGCTCCTGGAGTATAAAACAATTGTCCTAGTCTATAAAATTCGTTTGCATAAAGATTTACTATAAGCGCTTGGCCAGCAGCTGGAGCACTAGATAATGTAATAATAGATCCGCTTAAGCTAAAAGCATTTGGTGCCAATTTAACTCCATTTAAAAATACAGAAACACTTGAATCATTATTTGAAAGTGTTAAAGCGTTTCCAGTTAAAGTGTAAGCAGTAGCAGCAGTAGTGTTAAATGTTTGTGATGCAGAAGTTAAACCAGATGTGTAGTCATTATAACCTGGTAGTTCAAAAACATTACTTGAAGAGATTGAAGTTGCTGTTCCGAACTTTTTAAATATAGAGATTTTTTCATCAAGATTTACGACTCTATCTGCGTAATCTGTATTTGTTTGTGGAACACGTATTTGCTGATTTAAGCTGTCAAAATATGTTTCAAATATTTCTAATTGAGCTTGAGCACCTGTTTTGTTAAACTCTACGGGTGTCATATAACCTCTCTGTTCTTTATTAAGTATTAATAAAACGGTTTGGTATACAGTATTTACGTTTATTGCCATTTTAATATTTTAGTTAATAATGACAGGGCCACAAAAGTGACCCTTCACTATAATTATAGTTACATGTTATTGTAACTTTTTCTGAATTGTTTTGTAAACATCTACACCTTCATCTGTTTTAAACCAAGCAGCTAAAGCTGAATATGGATTTTCATCAAATGGTATAGTCATTAATTTTCTATTATTACTTCCCCATAGAAATTCTCGTTGATCTTGAGAAAGTTTTAAAATGCTTTGTTCTACCGCTACAATTCCAACGTTTCTTAAACCAACATTGTCATCAGATGCTATTGCTAAAAACCCTTCTGGATTTTTTCTAGCCATTAAAAGTAGATCTCTTTTTAATTCTTGAGAGCTTAAACTTGAAACTCCAGATCCTTTTTCCACTCTTAAAACAGCTTCAGCATGATCTATATCCATGTTTTTTGCTGCCATCATAGCATCAAGTTCTAAGTTTATATCATCAAGCTCGTCTTCAGCAACTTCATCAGCTTGCCATTCATAATAAGTATTGTTTAATCTTGGGTGATATAAAGATAATAATTTTTGTAAATTTTGTTTTTCCTTAGGAACTGTTAAAACACCTTCTTCAAATATAATGTGCCCCATTGTAACTTCACCTTTTTGTTCATCAACAAAACATGAATTTTGATTAGTTGCATATCTAATTTCTCTTTGAGTTCCAGTGGTTTCATCAAACCACATAAGTGGTGATCTTCTTGAATTTTTTGATCCTAATGTATAAGTTAACGGCTCTGCGTTATTTAATAGTAGATAAGTTCTACTCTTTATCTCCCATTGAGGGGCTTCTGTTTTTTTAGTCTTTGACATAATATAATATAATATAATTAATAAAAATAAAGGGCTAGGCGCCGAAGCGCCTAACTCTTTAAAGCAATCTTATTGTTGGAATAATACGAAATTATTCGCGGCTTGAGTAACCAAACATCTTTCAGTCAACCAATTAACTTGCATCGCATCTAACGCAGTAGTGTAAGCACCACCTGCAGATCCTGTGATCCAGTTTTTGTATCGTCTGTCTTCAGTTTGTGAAGCTCTATATCTAACGTGAAGGAACGGTCTTCTTATGTTAGTACCAAGTTGTTGGTCATACACAGTTGAAGTTCCAGCAGGTATTAATACACCTTCGATATTGTTAACCGCAACAGCACCTCTTGTAGAAGCGTCGTTTAAGTATTTCCAGCTAGTTTTGTAGAAGTCATAAGAACCTCTTCTAAAACCAGAGAAACCTAGGTTAAGTGCCATATCCTCAGAGTTTTCAAATAAACCATAAGCAGTACCACCAGAAGAACCAGCAGAAATTTGCCCTAGCATATCGTCAAATTCTAAATCAAGATCTCTATTTAAGAAAAGCATGTTTTCTTCGATAGCGCCTTGAGTATCTAAGTTCTTAAGAACTTGATCAAAGTCAGAAATACCAGTAACTCCAGAAAAACCAGATAGTATGTTACCTCTTGATTGAATAGCAGCAAATAAACCTTCTGATCCATGCGCATTAACTGCAGCACTATATCCCGGAACATTTCCAGCAGCTGCACCAGCAGCAAAACTGTTAGCACCAGCACCACTAGCTAATTCACTTTCAACCATTGCCATTTCTAAGTAGTCATCAAATCTTAGTCTTGTTTCAGACTCAGACTTTAAATACCATAAGTATCCTGATGTACCATCTTCTGTAGCAACTTCTACCCAACCGATTTGAGACATATCAGAACCATTTATTTGAAACGAATCTTTTATGATAATTGGTTGATTAGAAAATTGAGTAAACTGTGGTTGAATAGATTTGTAAGATGCAGCATTAGGAGCAGCACCTTGAGCCGTAGCTTGAGATGTACCTTTTGCAAAAGCAGAACCATATACAAATATTTTCAACGAAGTTGATCTGTTAGCAGCTCCAGCTGCAACACCTGCATCAGCTAAAGTAAGCCAGCTGTTTCCTACAAAAGTAAAAGCAGTAATAGATGCAAGAGGACCAGCGATATTTTGGCTAGTACCTACAACACCTTTTATTGTAACACCAGTAGCTGGATTCATTACAACAATAGTGTCGTTTGCAAAAATAGCATTTTGAACACCATTAGCTAATGGAAAAGTAAATACATTTCCGTTTGCAGCAGCAGTTCCAACGAGAGTTACACCAGTGTAAGACACGTGTAATCTGTTTTGTTCAGACCAAATTACTTGATCAGATGTCATTGGCATTTCAGCGCCAACCATACGTAAGAAACCATTTAAAGTTCTATTTCCGTATCTCTCTACCTCAGCTTCATAAACCTCAGGTAAGTATTGTTGTGCAAAGTCATTTGCACCAGCATTAAACGCTAGGTAATTGTTTTGTAGCGCTAATTGAGTTTGAGAAGGTATAATGCTTCCAAACACAGGAGAAATTTGTCCCATAATTAATTGTTTTGTTTTTTAGTTAAATTTTCTTGTTTTTATCTTCAATTTAGAAGAATCAAGGCCGCTGATAGCTTTAACTTTTAATCCATTAACAAATACGTCTCCACTAGGCGTAGGCCTAATGTCGTCAGATATGTTTTTAGATTTTGCAACTAAATTTTTAGTAGCATCGGATTTACCTTGCTCATAAAAATGTTTTGCAATAGAATCAATATTGTCAGCAGCGTACATAGCTTTATGATAACCTTTAACATCATTTACATTACCTTTATCATCTAAGAACTTCTTAATTGTGTTGGAAATATTTGATTGTTTAGTTGCAACTTCACTAGGGTTTTTAACTCCATATCTAAATTTTTTTTCTCCTAAATCGATCTCAAAACCTTTGAAATTATCGGAAAAATATTTATTAGTAACAGATTTAAAATCTTCATGTTGTTGTTGAGCTGTGTTTTGCTCTTCATTATAGCGGTTGAAAAAATCCATTGCCTTTTTTTGGTCTTGTGTCGTACCAGGTCTCAACTTGATTTCCTCGTAATATTGACTTTTTAAACCATCTAAATGCTTTCGGGCTTTAGCAACCTCTTCTTTATATGCAAGTTTCTTTTTACGAACCTCGCGTTCTTCATCAACTTCTTCATCAAATGAAAAATTATCTTCAATCATAAAGTTAATTTCGCTTGAATCTAAATGTGACTTAGCTTGTTTATAATACTCTCTTAAAAGAGTATTGTTATCTACATTAGAATAATCAGCATTTAATCTTACATAATCTTCTAATGATCCACCAGTTTCTTTCATAAAGTCTACAACTTTTTCAATATTTTCTGGTAGTTTAGCTACTTCTCTCGCCTCTTCTGGCGTAGGAGCAATAACTTTTTGTTCAATTTTTTCACCTATTTGCTGTATTTCTTCTTCTACTTTGTCTTCAATAGGTTTATTTTCTTCTTCTTTAATTTCAGAAACCGGGCTGGACTCTGGTACTCGTTCGTCCACTTTAGGGCTATTTCCGGTTTGTTCGCCCACAACCACTTTCTTTGTTTCTCCGACTGGAATGGCATCTGTTTCTTTTTTAGGTTTTGATAAATCAACTTTAATAATACCGTCGTTTACCAATTGTTTTGGTTTACGTTTAATTTTAAACGTACCTTCTTCTTTTACTTGTTCTGACATAATATAATATAATATAAATTAATAAAAATTTTATTGTGGTTCAAATTGCTCTAAACCAAATCCGCCTAAATTATCATTTCCTGCGGATTCAAAATCAGTTGGTGATGTAGCGTTTTGTCTTTGACTAATCATTTCACTTTGTTGAGTAGCTTGAATTTTAGTTCTTTTATCTTTACGATCTTCTATTTCAGCTTCTTTTGTTTTTGTAACTTGAGCTTGTGTTTGAGCAAGTTGTATTTGATAATTAAATTCTTCAGCCATTAATTGTTTTTTAATCATAGCTTCTTGTTCCATCCTTTGTATTTCAAACTGAGATTTAGCTTGCTCTATTTGTATCTCTGTTTGTGCCATAGCTTCTCTTTTTTGAACCTCATTTAATGCTGCTTGCTCGGCTGTTTTAGCATTAGCTTCACCTTGAGCTGCAATCATAGCTTTTTGATTAGCTTGATCTTCTTTTTGTTTTTGTTTTCTTTTAAGCTTTAGCATTTGATTAGCTAACTTAAGATTTTTTATTTGTCTTATATCTATAGCGTCTTCTAAATCAATTCCTTGAGATTGTAAAGCTATTTGTATATTTTGTTCCAACATTGCTTTTTCTTCATCTTCAGGTTCTAGTTCTAAATATATTCCAAAATCATACAAATGTAATTCTTTCATATCTTCTAAATTTCCTACACTAAACTTTCCAATACTAGATTTTAAAGCGTTATTAGTTAAAGAAAACTCAAGCATGTCAGCTATTCTTAATGAAATATTTTCACAAGCTCTTAAAGTTAAATATAGACTAGACCTTAATATATGTCGCGTTGCCACATTTGAAGCATTAGCTGCCATTTTTTGTAAACCAACTAAAGCATCTTTATCAGGCATAGAACCATCTCTTGCTTCATTAAGCCCTGTTACATCTCTTATCATTTGTAAATAATACTGATAAGTATTTATTAATGATTGTATTTTACCATTAGCACTAGATGATTGTAATTCTTGTATAGGTACTTTACCTCTATTCGGATCACCATCTTGTGTTAAGCTTCTACCAACAATACTACCGGTCTGAAAATACATGTTTAAAGCTTCTTGCGGATTATAATTAGTACCATTGCCTAAATCAACTTCAGCCAGACCATCAACATCAACAAACACCCCGTCTGGAACCATACGTTGAATTACTTGTTGTAATTTTAATGATGTAAGCTGTATCATGTCAGCAAAACTTGTACATCTACTTACTAACGATTCAATACGACCTTGATATAAACTAGGAGCACACACTGCGTAATTCATCATAACTTTTGTTAAATCACTTTTTGGTCTTGTCATGTTTTCTGCTAGCTTCCATTCAAGCATTTGTGGAACACCCATAACTTTAGCACCACTAAATAAAACTTCTATAGACCTTGAAGCTCTATTAAAATTATCACTTTTAGGTGGATTAAAAGTATCTGGTTTTTCTAAAGTTTTTTGTAAACCATTTTCAGTTTCTTTTATTTTAAAAACTTGATCAATAAATGTTTTATATTCAAAAAACAGTATTTGAACTAAATCGTTATCGTAATTAGGATTAGCAATATAACCATCACGCCCTGGATACCTAACCATTTTTTTTAATTCATCATCAGTTAAATAAGGAAATTTCTTTTTAATTTCAGCTAAAGTCATAGACTTTATTTCACCAACATAATATATGTCTTCAAAATTAGGATCATTTGTATATGAATAAACTAAATTAGCAGGATCTACATAATCAACAACTACACCTTCTGATTTATTAAAAGAAGTTTTTAAAGCTCCAATTCCAATTGTAATTATATCTTCAGTTACTCTTTTATTTACTAAATCATATTTACTAAAAGCTAAAACATTATTTATAGCTTCTTCTTCTGCAATTTCTATACCTTGCTTATAGCTTAATTGCATATGTAACTCTAATTCTTCTTTTGATCTAGGTAAATCTTTTATAGGTAAAGAAGATTGTTTAAAGCTTAATCCTGTATTTTTTTCGGCATTAGCTATTATATCTTTTGCAAACATATCTTTTGCAACACCATCTAAATATGTAGATCTTTTTTTAGAAGAAAAAGGATCTTGAGCATATGCTTTAATATCGTAACTTTTAGCACTAATACCGTTTGATACTATATCTACAAACTTAGGTATAATAGGAACTGGCTTCCAGTCTAAATTTAAATAAGACAAATCACCATTAATAGATAATTCATCTTTATATTTTTGTACGTTTTGCTCTCCACGAGCGTATAATCTTAAGTTATGAAAATTTTGATAACCTGTATTCCATCTACTACCATTTACTCTACCTCCTCTAAACCATTCGTATTCAATAGCTTGCCCTACTAACAAACCATATTCTAAAGATTTCTTTTCCTCTTCAGATACCATCTGACTAGGAAACGCACTATTAATACCAGTGTTTAATTTCATCTATTAATTATTTTTGATTCATTGCCTCTATTGTCATATTTAGAAAAACTTAAATTTACAGGTTCTTTAATAAGATCAGCAACGGGTCTATATTTATTTTTATTACAAGCCATAATAGCTAATCCAGAGCTTATCGACGCATCGTGTTTTGTTCTATCATTTATATTAAAAGCAGCCCAATCTTCTAAAGTTCTTTGAAAATACATTGATCCATATTGTTCATTATTGTAACCTACAAAATTTTCAATATAAGCTTCAATTGCAGCGGCGTGTGCTTGTTTTATGTCTTGGCTTGAGTTTGGTATACCACCTATTTCTTTTTCTGTTATAGATAATTTATGCATTGTTTTATCTGGTCGATTCATAGAAAAACCTCTATAACCTCTACGTTTAAAGTAATAAAGTAATCTTGGTTTATTGTTTTCTGCTAATATTGGCATACCATAAAAATGACAAGCCATAAGAACATCTTCAAAAAATATTTCAGCAGTAGAAGGTCTTGCTATATATTCTAAAAAGAATAAATTTGGTGGAGCGTCTTCCATGCTAAACTTAGTTAAACCATGTAAAGAACCTTTTGATCCTCTACCATCTACGGTTCCGGATATATCATAACTGTCACACCCAAAAGCTCCCATATGATCATTACCAGGATATTTTTTACCATTTTTTATAAGTATTCTATTTTGTTGATTTATATTAGGAACCCAAGAAACCATAAACCTACCTTGTTTACTTGGTACAAATATAACGCTAGTGTCTTGAATACCATCTTCCCATTGAAAATTACCTTGAGTAACCACGTTCGAATGTTTTAAATCTTCATTATAATCTATTTGTTCGTAGATCTTAGTTAGATTAAATAAAGATTGTTTTGTTTCATCTCTGAACGCGTGTTTTTCTGTGCGAGGAAATTGTCTATATAATTCATTAAGTGCATCAGGATCATTCTTAAGGCCATCTACTTCGTTCTCCCAGTGTTCAATGACGCCAATTTCAATCTTTTGGCCATCGATGCCATCAACTTCGGATTTTGGAGTTTCAAAGACAGGGTATCCATGAGCATCAATGTATCCTTCGTAGTTCCATTCCATAGGTATGAACAAGCTATATAATCCTGAGCTAGTCTGTCCATTGCGGTTTCTTTTGGTAACATTTGAGTCATCATATAATTTTTTATAGTTTCTACCGCCTTTGTCAAGAGCATTGCTCGTTGACCCCATCATACATTTACCAATTATCCTACTACCTAATCTTAATGTTGTTTTTGTAACACGCCAGTTATTAAGAATGTTTTCCGGCTTTTCCCATTTACCCGCTTCATCGTGTACAAGGAGCATAAGTTTTTCACCGTCATAGGAGTTATCTCCAGTATTTTTCCAGTCGATAGTTGTATCGAGTCCAACCATTTCTTCAAGCCGTTCATTTGCTTCAAGCTTTTTTCTTGTAAACTTTGACGCTGGTACTCTATATGCGAGCTCCGTTTTGGGTCTGTCCATACCATCTTGGATCGGTTTAAAAAAAAACGGGTAGTTAACTGAGATTGGAACAATTTTATCTGTAAACATCTTTTTAGCATCCGCTCCAGATTTTGAGAGAACACCGAATCTTGCATCACTTGAGATTGTTGCCATATTAACGGTTTCGCCCGATGCCATAAAAGAGAATCCTGACCTTCTGTTTTTAAGGTATGCCATGCCATAACATCTTTTGTCTGCTTTGCAAGCTTCCCAGAATATGAAGAATAATCTGTTTGCTTCTCTAAAGTCTGGTTGCCCAACATCAATCTTTGACCACTGCAAATACATGTAGTGAGTACCAGTAATATAGGTAGGAACACCTTTGTTATAAAACCAGAAACCTTCGTCTCTTCTTTTAAATTCTTCATCTATGTAATTGTGCAGTTTTTGTTTAAATGTGTCCGGGTAAGTTTTCCAATCAAATATTGTTTTAATATATTTTAATTCTCTTCTTTTTTCAAACACTTCCCAGTATTGATCTTTTATAGACTTAGATCTTTTATAAGAATTATTTTCTAGTGGCAAAGCAATTACAAGGTTTTGTATTTCGTATATTTCACCGATTTGTCCGGTTCTGCTTATTACTATAATATCATATTCTTTATTATAACCATACTGCCATTTTTTAGACTTATTGAGTCTTTTAATAACATGTGGCTTTATAGGTTCAACTATTTTATATAAATTTTGCTCGTACATTACTTAGATCTTTTTTCAGCAAAACCTTTAAAAGTAGTTTCTTTTTTATCTACAATTATATCTTCTAATATATTACTTTCTTCTTGTATACGATTAAGTATTTCAAAAGCATCAAATATAGCTAGCTTTTTTGTAGCTGCAGCATTTTTTAATCTATCAGCTGATATATCATCATCAGAATCAACAATAGCTTCTTTAGCAACTTTAATAAGTTCTTCAACTGCTTTGTGCCCAGCTTGGATTATGCTCAACTTCGTTTCCTTGACGTTCATATTTAATTACAATATCATTAGATTTCATACAATAAAGACGTTTGCCATCAACGACAAAGTCATATTCTCCAAATGGTTTATAGCCAACAAGATCTCCCTCGTTGATTTCTAGCGCTTCTAACGCATTATTACCATATTTTAATATACCAATAAGGTTTTGCTCTAAAACATTATGTATTTCAACTTTATCTTTTATTGGTGCTATAAAACATCTATCATTAAAAGCTTTCCATTTATCTTTTTTTTTATATAAATATATTTGATCTTGTTGAACAAAATATAAATTATCTTTAAAATAAGATTTACTGTTTTTTTCTTTACCCTTCATATTATACCATCTTCTAAACACATTATGATGAATCATAACTAAATCACCTTTTTGTATAGGAGTTTTGTAAGATAAAGGTATTTCAATAACTTTAGCTATATTATTTACAGATTTAAAAGTTTCTACCTGTGTGTTAATTATAAGGCTTTTGTCACCTACTTTAACTTCATTATTATATCGCTGGCCTACTGGCTCAACAATAAAATCAAATAAGCTTTTCACTAATATTCTAAATCGTACTCAACGGATATAGCCATGTTAGAATTAAACTTCTTCCACGGCAATACCTCGTCTTGTTTTTTGATAAAAATATTATAAGAATTATCTTCTGTATCAGAAAGTATATGTGATATAGTATGACCACCATATACTGACTGCCCTACTGAGTAGTGCATAGCATCAGTCTTATAGTCAGAACCAATACTTATCTTTCTAATAATTGAAGACATTATTTCTTATCTTCTTCTTTTTCAATAGGTTCGTATGTTCCATCTTCTAAATTAATATTGATAGAGCCATATTCCTTTTCTAATTCTTTTTTGAAATCCTCGGTTTCTTTATTTACTTCACCGAATTTCCCTAATACTTGGGCTTTTTGGGCTTCTAAAAATCCAACTTCATTTAATAGTTTGTTTAACTGTTTTTGAAAGCCTTGGATTTTTTCTAACTGGTCTTTGGTAATCATTGATTTTACTTCACTCATTTTATTAAATTTAATTATTTGTTGCTTATTGATTTAAATTTTTCTGCACCTCGAGAACCAAAATAAGCAACATAAACGGTTATCAAAAGTGATTTTAAAAGGTCGATCCAGCCAGTATCAATACTAAAAGCTATATCAAACCCATCTAATAATATAAAAACTATAAGAGATATTGTTAAAAATATTAAAGCTATTGGTCGTGTATTTTTACTAAGCCATGAATCTGACTTCATATCGCTTGACCAACGCTTTGTAACCTCTTGTAGTTCAGTCATATCTTGCTCTAATAACTTAAGAGCTATTTCCTTATCTTGTGGTGGTAGGTCTGGATCTTTATGTATAAGATTTTTAACCATACCTAGCGCACCTCGATCAGGCAATATATTACTAATCACATCTACAATACCTGATTTACCTAGTAAGAATTTACCCACTTTAGTATCTTTAAATTTTTTTTTAGGTTTAGACATAATTATCCTGCTTTATATGCGGGTGCTTCCCACGGTAATTTTTTATTTGCTTCATTAAATGTAGATCTAGGATAGGTTTTACCTTTAAAATAAACATTATTCTCGTCATAATCTAATTCTCCAGAAGCTAATTGTTTTATATGAACCTCTTCGTGATTAATAGTATCTATTATATCATCTTGCTGTGTCATATCCTGGTTAATTAAAATAGTACCTCTTTTGTCTGCTCTACCCATAATATCATCACCTAATGGCATGTTAACTATTGGAGTAGGATTTTTTTTAAAAGGAGGTGTTAATTTAAAACTCATTTTCCAGGAAACATTTTATTTAATACGTTTTTACGGTGTTCACAGCCACAGGGTATATTTAAACCCTGTGACACTGTGTCTACCATTTTTTTGATACCAGTTGCTTTAGTAAAAGATTCTATCTTATCACCTAGGCCTGATTTCATATTAAGCTAATACTGGTGCACTAAACTGTACAAAACTTAAAGCTTGTCCGCTAGCACTAACTGTAGCTGGAATACCACCAACTTTAGCAACAATACCTCCTGGGTTACCAGTAATAGTATCACTGATAATATCAGCCACATTAAATCCAGCAGCTGCCTGTGTGTGAGTAAATGTAATAACTTCTTGTGTAGCTAATCCGCTGTCTAAAAATAAACTCACAGTTGTACCTACTGTACCTGCAGTTGGATTAGGTAAAGTTGCATCACCTTGTCTTACTAACATTATCTTGTCTTTTGCGATAACGTACTTTGTCTGACCATTTACGGCCGTAATTGGAATTTCTAAATAACTCATAATAATTTTTTTGTTTTGTTAAAATTGGTATGTATGTAATGGTATTATTTGGTTTACTTTATTTCATCATTTTAAAATCTTCTCCATCAATTTTTCCATTTTTGTTTTTATCTAGCTTTACTTGGCCACCTTTTAATTTAGTAGGAGATTTTTTTTTACCATGACCACTACCATATTTAGTAAGACCATCAGGTTTATTACCTTGACTTTCATTTTCTCCTTCTCTTTCATCTCTACGATCTTTCATAGATTGTTTCTTACCAGATTCTTTACCATCTTTCATACCTAAAGATTCGTCTTGTCTATCGTTATATCCTTGACTTTTTGGATTACCCATGCTTTTTGATTTATGCATAAAGCCTCCTTTTGGATGACCTCCTGAAATAATTCCAGATTTATTAGGACTATAATCTCCAGCCATCATTTTTTTTTGATTAAGATCCATACCACCACCTGTATTTTCTTTTTTTGGTGATAAATTTACTCCACCTCCGTGCATTTTGCCTGCCATAGCAATTCCATTAACTGTTGGCATGTCTTTTTTACCTGTACCGTATCCCATAATAATAATTTTTAATTTGTTTTTTTTATTTTTTTGATTTGCAGCCAAAATTTTTGGCATAGTTAGCCATCTTAACAACAGCTGATGAATATTTATTTTTGTTTTTCATTACCATACTAGCAGCCGAACAAGCTGACATACCTCGTTTTTTAGCCCATGCAGTAAATTTTCCTTTGTTTCCATCTTTTATTTCAGGAAACTTTTTTAATAGTGGAGATAACATTAGTCTAAAGCTATTAAGTTGGTTAATCCTCCAGCCACTGCAGTTACTTGAACAACAGATACTGGTAAAACAAAACCTTGAGCAGGATTTGTAAACGTTATTGTTTGATTATCTATAGTTAATACTGAAACACTTGGCAACACACTAAACGAAAAAGTTAAAACTGAATCGTTAGCTATAAGAGCAGCTAAGTTATCTACTAAACTAAACTGATTAGCTGTGGTAATAATATCAACAACACCTATTAAAACTCCATCATCATAAACATTCATTCCTGATTGAATGTATGGATTAGCAACTTTATAGGTTACAACTTTTTGAGTAGCAGCCGCAGCATTTGCTGTTGCACTAGTTACTGATCCAAAGCTATTGCCTTGTTCTGGTGAAATACCTATATACAAACTATATTCTTTCCAACTGTTTTGATTAACATTAAAAAATGTTAATTGTTGACCAGCATCCATTTGAATAGGTTTATTTAAAGTTATTGTAGTATTAGCAGCGTGAACAACTTGTTCGACAAATAAGTTATCGTTTATAACTATAGGGCTAGGTGCTATTGTAAGCGCTGTAATATACATACCTCTTTTTATAGCTGTATTTAAAGTTAATACTAGTGTTACAGACGTCGCTGCGTTAGTAACTGAGGTTGATGTAGTTGATTCAGTTATTTTAACTGTACCATCTACTAATTGTGTAGCACTTACAACCGGTGTAATACCGCTTTTAAATGCTTCAGTGTAATAATTTCTTATCATAATGTTTTATTTTTTTTTTTATTTTAACATTTCCATCTTCGTCTAGCAGCTCTACCTCTTTTACCTTTCCATCCTTTTGATCTTGCACAAAAAGATTTTCTTCTTTTAGCAGCTTTACTACCTTTTTTTACTTTACCAGTAACTGCTGTTTTTAATTTACTACCAGGATTAGCTTTTCTGTAAGCTCTAACACCTTTTTCTGTCATACCAGCACCTTCTTTAGCTTTTCTAAAGTTTCTACCTTTTCCTGTTGTAGTTTTTCTAATTCTTTTGCTAGGTGATTGAGAATCTTTTAAAGCTTTATCTGTTGGATAACCTTTGTCACCTGGTTGAGCAGGGCTTTCACCTCTATCTCTTTTAGCATGAATATTAGCCCACAAGCCTCCTTTTGCAATTGGTGAAAAAGGATTATGATTTTGTTGATATGCCATTATACTACTTTATATTTTGTTTTACCATTTTCTTTATAAGCCTGTAAGCATCTTCTTCTATTAACATCTTCTGATATGTAACTTACATGTACCCAATCAGGATTATTTTTATCACCAAACTCCCATATCATCTGATCATAATCTAAATTACACTTAATGTATTCAAACATTTCAGCATTAGTTTTATAACCATATTTATCATCTATGTCAAGTGCACATCCTATACAATGTTGTGAGGTTGTACTTCCGCCAATAGCAGAATTTAATTTGGGTGAGCGATAGAAACTATTAATAGCAATTGGACCGCCTACCCATTTACGTAGAGGTTCAAAAACTTTTTCAGCAATAGTTTTCATGTTAATTAAATCTAAATCACGAGGTGCATTATCAATACTTAACCTGGTGGCCGTGTGAGATTTAACACTTTCTTTAAGCGATATGTGTTCACTTATTCTATCACTCATTTTAATGAGTTTTTACTTTGCTAAACTAGATATAGGTCCAGCTTTGTAAGGTAATGGAGCTTTTAATACTTGCATACAGTTATCACCTGATCTTGAATTACCTTTTGCTAAAGGTCTTCCTACTTCTGATAATGGTCCGTCCCATATTGTATTCGCTCCTAGTTGACTTGGATTTTTCATAATATTTTTTTTAATTATTGTTATAAGCTTCATCATCTATACCGGGAGGAGGAACAGGTATTTGACCTATAATAGCTGGATCGTCAATAGCTAATTCAGGTTTTTGCATTACATCTTCAGTTCCTAAAATTGGTTCAATCATGTTACCATTTCTACCTAAATCTCTTCCAAACTTATCACTCATTTCTTCTTGAGTTTTTTTAGGTATAAAATTATTTTTTATTTCAAAAATATTTTCCATTATTTTTTAGACTTAATCTTATCTATTAATTTTTGTAATTTTGCAATTCTTTTATCAATTGAAGAATATACTTTTACTTCTTCTTTTTGTTTTTCTTTTTTTCCCATGATTATCGGTTTTTATCTTTGTTTACGTTATTTATGGATGTAATCATTACTTTGTCTATATAACTTTTACCTTTCATTATTTTATTTCTAGCGGTTGATGTTGGTATATCTTCTTTACCAAGCATGATACGGTACATGCGACTTATTAGTTGTTTACACTTAAAGGAAACTTTATAAATATTATACTTTTGGGTTGTTCGATTATGTTGTCTCCATACGATTATCCAACCTTGTTTAAGTAATCTGTTCCAGCGTCTGTTGTCCCAACTATAAGAATATGTACCGATTTTAAAATCTTCTCTTGTAAAAAGATCCATGCAATCGAAATAAATTAACAGTTCAAGATCTGCATCATTTAATTCATTATTTTTACAGGCCCATTTTCTAATGATCCTATAATGTTTTAAAAGATTTAAATCTCTAACATCACTTGCTTCTAGTCTCATAACACAACAACTACGTGTGCCATATTAACTATTTGATATATTTCTTTTTTTATCTCTATTTGATGAGTATTGTTTTTATCAAAATAAATAACATCACCTTTTTTGATCCCTATAACATTACTACCAGCTGATAATATTGTACCTTCTGCGTATCTTATATCTTCTCGTTGTTTTTCTGCTAAAAACAAACCGCCTTTGGTTTCAGAGATGCCTTGTTTTGTCATGTCTACTATTAAATTATTCCCTATTGCTTTCATTAACTCTTAAATTATTAATTACACAATCGGTTGATAAAATAGTTCTAGCCACAGAGCTAGCATTTTTTAATGCACTTTTTGTGACGAGTAAAGGATCAATAATCCCTGACTCAATCATATTTACCATATTTCCTGTAACAACGTTTAGACCTTTACCTTCTTGATTAAAAAACTTTTCATTTTTAATACCAGCATTAGCAAGTATTGTATTGAAAGGGGATTTAATAGCTCTTAAAAGTATTTTTTCTAAAGAGTTTGAAGTATCTATTTCTTGTGATGCATTTAATAAAGCAATACCACCACCAGGTACAATACCTTCTTTAATAGCCGCTTTAGTAGCACAGATAGCATCTTCAACTCTATCACGTTTTTCTTTTAATTCAACCTCGGAATTAGCACCAACCTTTACAATAGCAACTTTACCTGATAATCTAGCTAATCTTTTTTCATTATTAATTATAATACCTGGGTGTTTAGCTGTTTTAAGTTTAGCTTTTATATCTTCAATTAAATCTTTGACTTCTTTATTTACCTCATGAACTTGCAATATGGTTTCATGCTCACTAGTTATTGTTTTCTTACATTCACCAAGTTGCTCAGGTTGTATTAAATCAATATCATCTCCAAGATCTTCATTAATAACTGTAGCACCTGTAAGTAACGCTAAATCTTCTAGTGTTTCTTTTTTATTTACACCATAAATAGGTGCATCGATAACATTTACTTTAATATTACCTTTTATTTTGTTCATTGCTAAAGCTGACATAACTTGTTGATCAATATCAGCAATAATAAGTAATGATCTTTTATTCTTTATAGCATACTCTAAAACACTTTGTATTTTTCTTACATTTTCAACCTCTGACTCTACGATTAAAACTAAAGGTTTATCTAGTTCAGCTGTTTTAGTATTTTGATTAGTTACAAAATGTATATTTTTTAATCCTCTATCATATTGTACACCATCAATAGTTTCAAAATTAGTTTCTGGTAAATCAGAAACCTCTAGCATTACTACACCTGTTTGATCAACTGATCTAAAAGCATCTGCAATAATTTTACCAAGCATGGGATCATTATTTGTAGATATTGTAGCAACTTGATCTATCATATCACCATCTACTGGTGTTACTATAGAATCTAAGTAATCAACTACTTTGTTTGTAGCTGTAAGTATACTTTCTTTTACTTCTCTTGAGTTTTCTTTTGTTATTACTTTATATGCTTCTTCTAATATAGCATGAGCCAATACGGTTGCTGTAGTGGTTCCATCACCTGCTTCACTAACAGTTTTCTTTGCGGCTTGTTTAAGTAATGTTGCTCCCATGTTTTCAACAGGATCAAGAAGTGTAATAGCTTCAGCTACAGTTACACCATCTTTTGTAATAATAGGTTGACCAGTACTATCTTCTAACATAACACATTTGCCACTAGCTCCTAGTGTGGAGCTAACGGCTTGTGTAAGTTTTGTAATACCAGCAAACACATTGTTTTTAGCATCTAAACCAAAGTTCAGATTCTTTACAATTGCATTTGACATAATTTAATTTAATTTGATTTGATTGATTGATATTATTTAAACGTCTTAACTACTTTAGGTCCTTTTAAGAAATCTACTTTTTTACCGTAGTGATCAACACTACCATCAATAGCAGTTTCAGCGGCTTTCATAGTTTCACGCCTCGTTACGTCTATCCATTTTTCGCAACACGGATCTTTTTCGGGATCACACGTGCAATTTGGGTCTTTGTACTCGGTTTGAAAATAACCATTAGGTAACTGAACAATTCTCCAGTTTTTCTTTTCAGCTAAATGCTTCCAATATTTAATAGTTTCTTCGGTAATCTGTGGTTGTTGGGGTTGGCCCATACTTGAGCTCAACGAATAAAAATAAGTCATTGTTTTTAGGTTTTAAGGGTTAAACATTATTTTATAGGTTTATGTCACTACCACAGTGACATAGGTTTAGTTATACTATCACTTGTTTTTTTACAAACTTACACTATTCTTCCACAGGTGGTACCGGTGGTGCAGGTGGGTTTTGCCATGTAAAGTATAAATCTTCGTTAACAGGTGTAATTTCTTTTTGAATAGTAGATTCAATACTAGATTGCATAGACGGTACGTTTAACACGCCTTCAAGCCATCCAATTACTACGTTTTCAAAAGCTTCAGTGTCTTCGTAAGGTATAAAAGGATCTCCTTTTACATAAGTAAAACTTGTAGCACCTATTTGACTTGCTGAGTAAATTTTCCCACTAACATCTTCTGATCCAGAATACGTCCAGTGTACTGTAAAAATCACATTGTCCTCGCCCTCAGCTTGGATATGTGCGTTCATTTGGTTAATTGTCCATTTGTAAGTTATTGCCATTTTATTTGTTTTTTAATATTTCTATTTCTGCTTTTAGTTCTTGTATTGATTTCATCAAAGCATACATCATATCAGTTGAATAAACAGTTTTTAATTCTATTCCATCTTCTGGAGTTTCTCCAAAACCATCATTGTTTACAAGTTCGGGTGCTATAGCTTCGACTTCCTGTGCAATAACACCAAGATTTTTGTTAGTTCCTTCTGGTTCATCTTTGTAATTAAATAATCTTACTGGGATAGAACATATTTTATCTAAATATTTTCCAGAGTTTTCAATATTGTGTTTTACTCTTTCATCTGATAGATTTACATTGTTAGCTGCAAAATTATATATACCTCCATTGTTAGCTATATAAAATCTAAAACCATTATACGAAGCATTCGTGTTATAATAATGATAATTTGTATTACCTGTAGATGACGAACTATTTCCTACTAAACCTATATAAGGAGCAATTGCATCATCGATATATTTAAAACCAAGACCAGACGTTAAAGAAGCACTTGTATTTCCAAATAAAATATGTCCCCCAGATGTTATACGCATTCTTTCTCCAGCACTTGCGTCATAAACTTGCCAACATAATGTATCTGTACCTATACTTGTACCTGTATAAAACCCACCATTAGTTGTTTGTGTTAAAACAGCAGCATTTCTTGACCTGTTATTTTGAACAGTTACATATGCTTGTGAATTTGTTGCAGCTTGATAAACTTCTAGTTTTTGACCAGGCGAACTCGTTCCAATCCCGACGTTGCCAATTGTATCAATAAACATACTTGTAGAAGTAGTTTGAGCTGTACCACTTGTTGCGGCTCTTTTAAAATATATTTTACCATCTACTAAAATTATAGATGAACCTGCTACATTACTCGTAATAGCTTGAAATACACCAGATGAATTTAAATAAGTATTTTGACATATTGCTATTTCATCATCTGTTCCATAAGCTGCAATTTGACTTGATTGTCCTATTTGTAACATTTTCCATCCACCACCTGAGGCAATATAACCATTTGTAGGTATAGTCATAGTTCCAATTCCTACGTTTCCGTTACTGTCTAAAAGCATTCTATCCGTATTGTTAGTTCTAAATCTCATAGAATTATCCGAATTTAAATATTCTATACGACCAATACCACTATTTGATGGATCAGAATCATCTGTGCCAAATTTTATTAAACAACTACTATTAGAGCCTGCAAAAATACGCATTCTTCCATACACACTTACGTTACCAGTTGTATCTATATTAACCCCATTTCCTGCTCCACTTGCACCATTATTATATCTAAAATTTAATATTCCTCCACTATTCCATATATCCCAAGCTGCATTATCATAATCTTTTAATACAATTCCTGCTGTTCCTGCACCTATTCCATTTCTACCAACTACACCTAAAACTGTTCCTACGCTTGCAGGCGAACTAACAGAACCACCTACATTTACATTTCCTGCAAAAATTGCGTTTCCACTGTCATTCATTTTTAAATCGTATCTACCTCCACTAACCGCAACTGGATTAAAAACGTAAAAACCTTGAGAATCAATTCCAATTTGTCTATTATTATAGCTAGATGAACGAAACTCCATCATTCCATTAAGTCCACTATAAATATTTCCTGCAAAAGTTGCGTTTTGTGAGCTATTAAATGTTAAAGCATTGCTTGTTGCTGATCCATTGTAATGATCTAAAATAAAATTATTACTTGCATCCCTTTTCCAAACCCAATAATCATTATTTGCAGTATTAGTCCAATAAACTTCTGCGTCATCTACTTTTACATTTATAAAATTAGTGGCTGTGTAATATGGAGCGGTAACATCTCCTGCAAAAGTTGCGTTAGTTCCTATGCTTACATTATTAGTATCAAAATTGTGTATTATAGTTCCTGCCTTTCTTAAAGCTAATATTTGTCCATCTCCCCCTGTAGTAGTTCTACCTAATTGCATAGCAATTGAATCAGAAGATACTTGTAATTCAGGAACTGTTGCTGAATTTTTTAATCCTATACCTGTTTGGTCTGCAAATCCACTTGCTGGGTTTACAACTGTGTTACCCATTAAAATATTCCCTTTAGGATTTGTTCCTTCACCAACATTTATATTTCCAGAACTATCAATTCGTATTATTTCATTACTAGCAGTAACTAATTTTATAGTATCATCGGAGGGAAATCCAATATAAGTATTTGTGTCGCCAGTATGTCTTATGAATGAGGCTATAGAAAGCTCACCTGCAAAAGTTGCGTTTCCAATATCATTTATAACTAATCTTCCACTTGCAGCCGCATCATCATATATTTGAAAATTACCAGATGTATCTGATAAAATAGAGTAAACTTTACCACTACCACCTGAATTTTTTAATTTAATACCTGAATTAGTTCCACCTATTTCTAAAGCATAAGAAGCTGCATCTGTATTTATACCAACTCTAAGATCTGATGAAACTCGTAATACGTTATTTATATTTGATAAGTTTGCCATTTATTTATTTTCTAATATTTTTATTCTAGCTTTTAGCTCTTGTATTGA